CAAGATCCAAGAATCCCAGTCCATGCGTGTGTTTAACGATGTCTTTCAAGATATCTATCATAATGTTCTAATTGTATATGATATTTAGGTCTTAGTCTAGTATTATTTCATTTATGTTGTACACAACTGGATTTTGTTTACCAGGCTTCTGAAATATGGCATAACTGGCACCAGGTCTGAATTGATGCATTTCTACTACATCATAGCCTTCGTCCTTGATCATCTGCGTCATGGCAGTTTTTGTGTTGTAGTTCCAGTAACCTCTTTTAGCCTTATCCAATTCACGGTCATTATGGCAGTCAGCGTATTGTATTAAGCAGTAGCCTCCTGGTACCAGCACTCTTTTGATATCATGCAGGTATTGTTGTATATGCTCTTGTGTAAAGAATACAAAAGTGTCCCAACTGAATACAAAATTACAACTGCCTTGTGGAATGTTACTGCATTCAGTGTTACGTGTCATGTAGAATTTTAAATACTTTTGATGCTTACTTGGAAATTTTTTCCTAATACGTTTTTCTCGATCCAGCACATCTAAAAAAAAGTTTAATCTCCATGCCCGGAAATCCATCGAGAACATTCCATTTCCCGGTCCTATCTCTAGACTGTTATAAATGTTTGATCTGGAAAACTGGAATATCTTACTTTGCACAAACTTTCTCAACACAGGGTCAACAATAGGAGTTTCCTGTTTTTCCTCTAGATCCCGTTCAAACCATTTTGTTGTTTTGTCTAATCTGTCTATCATTTGCTTGTTGTTGGCATCAACTGCTAATTCAAGGTCCTTAAGTATCTGTAAATTGGTGTCTATAAGTTCCTGCAGGTCTTCTTTCTTGACCCGTTCAAGTTTCTCTATTAATAATTTTATTTCTTCAATACTAAGCATAGCCTTATTTAGAATTCAAAAAGTTTGTTGAATGTATTCGTGGTTTCTGTGCTTTGCACGTCCCAATCAAGTACACCTATCAGGTTGTCTATCTTTTGATCAAGTATCGTTGCCTCCATGGCGTCACCGTCAAATGCCAATTCTTTGAACCATTCCGGAATACGTAACTCGTCTACTGGATAAGCGATGCTGGTGTAACCCAATGGGTTTGATTTAAGTTTGCACACAATAACTTTTGCACCGTCAGTGATTGGCATGGAGTACTTGTCGCCGTACATCTCTCTGCACCTGTTCCAGTTCATGCTGGCCCTGACGTGTCCTGGCATGTTTGTTTTGCCTTTCTTTTTTTCTTCTTCGGTGTATTTTGTCATGTTGTTTGCCCTTTTTGGAGAACCTTTCTCCCAACCTGGCCTAGCCTTGAACTCTGCCCTGAATTCACTAATCTTTTCAAGCACCTCGGTCTCGGTCTTACCTGTCAGCACCATGTAAAGCAAATCACTCAAGAAGTCCTGTACGAACACAGGAGTGTCTGAACGTTTGAGATCAAGTCCCATAGCCTTCATCTTGCCTTCCTTACCATCTTCGTCAGTACGTGTGCCTTCCTTATCGTAATAAAGCACTGCATATCTTTTCTTTGTTATAAACAACCCTTTGGAAGCAACCAATTCTCTACCAGCGGCTATGACTTCACCACGTGTGCTTGGTGTGTGGAATGCTTTGGTCATGAATGCTTTGAATGATCCGTTAACCTCATCTGCTATCCTGTCATACAATGCTACAACGGAATCTTTAGTCCATGGTATGATACCTTCTTTTATTTCTTTTTGTAATGTTTTGTATGCTGAAAAGTAAACGGAGTCTGTGTCCCCGTAGACAACGCTTTCACCTTTGTGATCATACTTGCCTGCGACAATCTCGTTTACCTTGCTGGCCATGTGTTTTGTGATACATCTTCCTGTAAGTGTAACCGATTGTCCAATCCTCATGTCAAAGAATCTACAGCCCGGGTTGAGAATAGCACCATACAGACTGTTCAGGTTAATCTTCTTAACCAACTGTCTCTTGTCCCAATACTCTCTTTCAATTTCGTTATCTCCACAGTCACGCATCTTCCTTTGCATCTCTTGTCTTTCTTCATACCAACGTTTCAACAATCCTGGAATGATCGCTTCATACTCGTATGTGAATATTGTACCGTTCGCACTTAACATCCATTTGTTGTTGCCATCAAATACTAACTCATACAGTTGTGCCGCTGACATCCTAACACTGGTATCATCTCCCCAGTCCACTATGATCTCTGTGCCCTTCTCTTGTTTCATCACTGCCTGGTACTCCCAACTGCCAAACTGACTATCCCATGCCGCCGCGAATGACTTCTTGGCGTGTTTGGCCCTGTTGATCTCTGCTGATGTTATCACAGGGCGTATCTGTCCTAGGATTGTTTCAGGACCCATGTTCAATGCCCTAATAACACTAGGATACAGCGAGTTGATGTCAACAGATCCTATCCAGTCATGTATTCCTTTTTGTGGAGTTGCCACGTGGGCTCCTGCCGCCGGTTGATTCTCTTCACCGTCTTTCTTGTATTTCCTGCCTGGCACCTGCATGCCACGTCTGTGTGTTTCATTCACTATTGCTTGTTCTGTCACTGCTACTGCACCCATTGTGGTCTGTAGTAACACAGTGTTTTGGTGTGCTATCTCATTGGCAAGTTCTATGAACTTCAGTTTCTTTTCAAGTTTGGCCAACAGTGCTGTGTCCTGCCTGTTGTATTCTATGAACAATCCAAAATCGTTTTTGTATAGGTTATCTAGCGATCCCTCGTAAACAGTCTTTCTTTCACCGAGCTCGTGTTCTCCGATTGCGTCCAGTCTGAAACTGTGTCTTTCTTCGTATGTGTATTTTCTGTATAGTTCCAACAGGTCCAAGTGTACACGACCTACAAGGTCAAAACTTAACTGTTCTCTGCCATACTTCTCAAACACTCTCTTTTTAGGCTTTTCACCCCAAAAGCATAGCCTTCTTGTGTCATCACTGCTCAATACTTTCTGTATTCTGCCCACGGTGTATGGGATATCATAACCCTCACTGTTCCAACCTGACAGTATATCCGCATCTTCAACAATTTGTAAGAATGCGTCTAGCATGTCTTTCTCTTTCTCGAACAACATTGTGTTGTCGAATCTCTTTGTAAGTTCTTTTGCATCGTCCATACTGATAGTCTTGGGAGGCACAGCGAATGTCACCAGTTGGTCCGTCCAGCTCATATAACAACTTATGGCAGTTATGGGCATGAACGGATCATCTGTTGTTGAATAACCTCGATCTGGATCGAAGTCAACTTCAATATCAAAAAACATAACATTCAGTTTTGGAGTTTCCTTGCCTAGATAGTTTTCCTCTAAACATCTGAATACTGGATTTATATCATTTTCATAAAGTTGCTTGTTGGATCTTATCCTCTGCTCTTTTATGAATTCCTTGTTGGTTGCACATTGTACTTTCTGTAGAGGTGCACCAGTCATTGATCTGTGTTTTCCTCTTGCGTCTTCGTAGTAGAATACATACCTAGCATCATACTCAACGAATACACGACCTTTCTTAGGATCACGTTCTACAACGTATATCTTGTCTTCGTCTTTTTTGAAAAGTGCATCTATGTAACTCATTGTATGAATACTTTATATAATCCTATTGTGTTCATTATTGTGAACCAGCCTGTGAGACATGAAATCCAAACTAGCCTACGTCTGAATCCTGCCCAACACATGGTGCTAGATCCTAGCCAGTACAGTGGGAACACTATACTCATTATAGGCTCAGGTGATGTAAAAGTCAACACCGCGGATCCGAAAACTGTCACAATAACAGAAAACAGTTCTAGATAGAATGCTGTTGAATCTGTTTTGTAACTGGTTACCCAAAATTCTTTGAGTAATTTTATCACTAAAGTTTGCCGGCTGTGTTTAGTATGCTTTCCAGCGTGTCCATCTCATCAGCGATGTTTTGGTAGTTGCCTTTGTGTGCAACGGATATCGCCTTGTTGATCAGTGCTGGTTTTAATTCTAGTTCCTCTGATATTGCTTTCACGGTGTCCCTCAGTCCACCCTTCAAATCATCCACCTCACCTAGTACCTGTGAGCCCTGTGATATGATCTGTATTAGTTTCTGCTTTTCAGCATCATTAAAGTTTCTTACTGCCATTTGTTTCTCCTGTTGTTATCCAACAAGTATATAACAGATCTTACGTGAATGCAAATTATTTTTTCTTTTTGGTATTGACGTTAATTGCTTTACCACGTCTGTTGGGATTGGGGTCTTTTCTTCTCTTCCTTTTGGCCGCACTTGCCCTGCCTTTTTTGCCTAATGCGTAGGCCTTCTTGGCTGGTAGGCATTTAGGTTTACCCTCGCCTTTGCTCTTTCCACCGCAGGCACCTCTGATTTTTCCTTTTGGTCCAACTCTTACCCATTTATCTTTGAACCATTTTTTGAGATTCTCATTCAGCGACTCATCTAACACTATGTCTCCGCAGTTTACACAAAAGTCAACGTGTTCTCTTTTGACACAGTTAGGCACTCTCTTACCGAACATGGTCTTCATGCCCTTCTTGGTGTAGCCCTTCCAACATCTAGTGCCCTCGTCGACCAATGCGTTTAGATCGTAGTTGGGATTGATTGCACCATGTTTCATTTTGGCTATCGCGTCCATTTGCATGGCTACCATGAAATCGTAATCGGAAACGTCATTTGTCCTGTGCGTGTAAATTTTCACCAGGACCTCATCATAGAACACACCAAGGTCCGCATGGTGATCTAGTTTTTCTTGAGGCTTTATTGTGTTAATCAGGAATCTGATCACTTCGAAGTAATCTTCAAACTTGTATCTTTTCTGAAGGCTGTTATCCTTGTATTCCCAATCTGGAAGGAACTTTGCCCGTAATCTTTCTATTTCTTCTTTTGGAAGATTAAGATATTCTCTGTCAGATCCTTCTTGTATTTCGTTTATCTTCATTTTTTGCTCTTGTTACCCCAGTTGGCCGCACCCTTTTTACGACACTGTACTAGAGCACCAGAGGCATAGGCC